TAGAGTTTGAATTGATCCTATGATCTTTGGAGTCTCCATTGGACTCCAATCAAAGCTCCCACTCTTGGCTTTTCCAGGTCTAACCTTAAAATCCTCTACAATGATGTAATCTGCTGCATCAAGCAAGTCTTTATACTCAATAGCAGTCAAATCCATTGAAACGCCCGCATGGTCAATGCGGGCTTTTTTCGTTTCTGGGTCAATGAGAATTACGGCCAGTCCTGTAGTCTTTCCTGGGTCTATTCCTAGTATGTTTATCACCTAGGATTCCTCAAAGCTTCAAAATCACGCAATTGATCCCCAATTTCCATATACAAAGCTCTAAGACCCGGTAGACTAAGACTGAATTTAAAATACACCATTCCGTCATCTACGATGCTTATATCTGTATGGTCCTCATCGGAACAAGCTGTAAGTTTACCATCAATATGTATCTTTCCTACGTTGATGATGTTGAGCTTCTTTTTCATGAGAGCCTTTTCGCTTCGGTAGAGAATCGCAATCCAAACATTTCTACAGTCCAGTCACTAAGTAGGCTTTGGGCTTCAGCTAATTGATTTTCTATACTACGCTTACTAGGATCGAGATTGAGCCAGACTGCATCATGAACTTGGTTTCGCATATCAAAGTTATGCTCTCGAAGTTTGAGCATTCCAACTTTAACGATTTGGAAAGAGCCTCCTTGGATACAAGCAGACCATGCAATGTGATATTGCGAACTATGTTGGAAATGTCGGTATCGTCCATGCCACATCTTTACCTTTCCACCTTGATTCATACAGACTAAAGCCGCTTCTTTGGACTTACGATACATATCAGAATAAGTACGACGAAAATCCGCAACAATAGATTGAGCTTGCTCCACAGGAATACCCATAGTGTCAGCGAGAGTATCAGCCCCACTACCATAAGCAAGAGCGAAGTTAATAGTTTTACCTTCTTGCCGTGGGACGCCCAAAGACGAAGCGGTAAGTTGGTGAATATCTCCCTCTTGCTGAAAAATTTCAAGGGCATTTTGTTGTTTGCCATAAACAGCCCCTAGTCTAAACTCCAGGGTTTTATAGTCAAGCTCCCATAATTCACAACCATCTTCGGGTTGGAAGAATCCTTTGATATCACTATCTCTAGGAATCTGTTGCATGTTTGGATCAGCACATGATAATCTGCCCGTGACAGTTCCATGTTGCTTAAATTCAGGATGGAATCTTCCGTGGGGAGCCAATCTAAGGTATGGCCGATAGTAGGAAGTGAGACGCTTTTGTTGCTGCTTGAACTCACGAAATCCTTTACACCACGGATGGTCGGTTCTTTCAAGAAACTTTGTATTGATCTGCGGTTTATGAGTCTTTGGCGTATAACTAAGAGGGGTGAGACCGAGTGTTCCGAATACGTATTCTTCCAAGAGAGATTTTCTTCCAGGGTCAAACCCCAGTTTCTTAACGTAGTCATTACACCATTCCTGTGTTTCTAGTAGCGAAACCTTCACCTTCTCTTTGTCGACTCTAATCCCCTTAACTTCCATTTCCTTAAGGAGATACATGAAATCACGATCTGTAGCCTTCCACAGATTCTCGTATTCGTCAAATTTGTTCAACAAGTAGTAGAACAGATTCCAGGTAACTATAGCATCCTGTTCGGAGTATTTACCCATAATCTTGACTGGTACATGCTCCCATTTGTAAGCATCCATAGCCTTAGCTAGCTTGGTATCTTTGTGAATTCCAAGGTACTTAGATACTAGGTAGTCAAGGCTGTAGTTAAACTCATTTTCGTCAATCAGATGCGCCATAACTAAGGTACAGAATACCTGATCCGCAGGAAGCACTATCTTCATCTGTTCAAGTACGTCAACGTCCCATTTAGCGTTGTGAAATACTAATGGCACATTGGGTATATTGTCGAAGAACCCAGTAATATCCACACCTGTAGGTTCTTCTGCTCCCCATTCATAATGTTCTACAGGAATGTAGAATGTATCTCTATCAATGCATAATGAGAAGCCCATGCAGTACCGTTCTTCACGAACAATCCAGTCCTTGTTCGTTTCAGTATCAATTACGATTGGGTTTTTAGTTGAATTTAAGATCAATCGTACCTGATTTAACTGGTTCTGGTCCATTACTATCACTTGTTACCTCCTTCGCAGGTGTTGCTAGCTCAAATGTTAGGCTAGTGGTTCTGATAAGATTAATGGTTCGTTTTTCAGCGAATCTGGCCTTAAGAAGGTCAAGCTCCAAACCCATTCTTCCATCCTCATGCCAGAGGCTTGCCACTGTTTCGGAATTCTTTGCAAAGATAAAAGATCCATACAAATCTCCCAGTTTTCTGGGCTTCTTATTTGTATCAGATGCTTTTCGATTGTGGTGCACGGCAATAATAGCAATGTTGTAGACCTTTCTGATCTTTTTCATCCACTTCATGATCGTTCTAGATTCTGTCTCATTCAGATCATCTGTCGCCAACTCACTGATAGAGTCGATGATTAGAACGTCTGGATTGATCTTCGCTAACGTCTTTTCAAACCCCTGCATGTTGGAATCTATGTCAGGAGAGATGATATACATATTCTGATTCCACAAACCCTGTTGCTTGAATACCTGGGACTGATGTTGGAATATGTACTTCAATTCAACTACATCCATCTCTGCGGAAAGATATGCTACAACATATGGTCGTAACAACTCTAACCCTAAGATTGGTAGCCCTACAGAAAGTCTGTATGCCCAATCAAATGTAAGTTGAGTTTTTCCTACTCCTGGTTGCCCTGATACTATGAACATTCCTGACGTATGAAGCAAGTTGGGAATAACCCAAGTTAAATCAGTTGTATGGGTAAGAATGTCATTTGGAGAGTAGACTGAGATATAGCTTGCTCGTTCAACCTTAAATAGGGCAATAGAAGCTATCTCAGATAACCGTCTTAGTTGATCCTCTCGACCTACGAATTTCTTGATTCTGGCATCTATGACATAGAGACAGGAAACTATCTCTAGACCACTTAATCCCGCTTCTGCAAGATAGTAGCCTGTAGCCATTAGAAACTCTGAACGATGGGGATGTTTAACTATCTCCACGTTCACTTTGTGTAGTAGGGATGGATCTAATTTGATTGCACTAACCGGCATCAAACCTTCATAAGTATAAGTATCTACAGGCTTAGCTATATTAGGCGCTGGATCAAACTCACTAGGCTGATGCAAACTCTCTATGTGTTTTAAGGACTTTACAGGCACGTTGTGCTTGTAGTTGATTGTGTTTGGCGGTCTTAAAACTTGGGTAGAATCCCACCCACTGGAGTCCGCTTCTAAGTAGTATGTGATGCGTCGATTTATGTCCTCTAATGAGTCCACAGACAGCGCGTCCATCTGCCAGAAACAATGTAAATGCGTGGAAGTGCTGGTTTGAATAATGGCGTCTGGTTCTGGTAACTTTTGCCAATTGATGTCCTCTTTTCCATCAAATTCAATCCACACGACATTTGAATGTGATATCGAGTCCTTACTTACCTTCTTCTCTTTGTAGAGAACAGGGCCTATGTAAACATCACTTTCCAGACTCTCTGTTATAATCCAATCAACTAGCTCAGCTTTTTCAATCGGCCAACCGAACCACTGTTGCCTCCATTCTTGGGACGATTTCTTAATGGGCGCATAGACATAGCCTAAATCCTCTTTGAACAGAAAATCTAGATGCCTAATTAGATCTGTCATGGCATCTCCCGAATTGCAAAGAAAAGGGGGAGAGAGCCGTTAGACTCTCTCCCCCTTTTAGTTAGCTGGTTGCTTCGAAAACGTTTACCACGTTTTGCATCTTATCAGGATCATCGCTACGAGGTTGTGTCGTAATATGTCCGATGACCTTTCGTCCAACCAAATCCTTCGGATCAAGTTGAACACTACCTGATAGAGGCGAGTCGTAAACGGCCTCAAGGAATTCACGGAGGAAAGCCATTGAAAGATCATTCTCCTTGTCAAGGTAGAAATACTTCCAGATGTTCTTCTTCTCATCCTCGACGAGCTTCATTGTGATCTTCAAAGATGGCTTCTTGCCTTCCTTCTTTGAAGGATTCACTTCTGCGTCAGCGATAATCAGAAGATACTCCCCGTCATCTACCGGGGAATACATTTCCTCCAGAATATCTGCACTCGATCGCTCGGAATCACCCGAGAAGTCAAGGTCAATCATTTACTTGCTCCTTTGTTTGTTGTTGGTTAGATAAGGAAAATTTCGTTGAAGTTTGGGTTTTTGATTGAGGTTTCCTGTATGTCCAGTCTGTTCTTTGCCTCGATATTCTGGTATGGGTTGACGGTGAGTTTCCTCACCCTTTCTCCCTTGATGTTAGTTTCAACTTCAAGGAAGGCTGCTATGTTTATCAAACCCATGATTGATTTTTTCAAGGTTGGTGTGATATCAGGAGTAATCCTGATTACGTTACCTTCCTTGTCAGTATCAATTCGCTCATGGGCAATGATAATCACATGAATGTTTGCTTTCTGTAGGAACATGAACAACTCATCAATCTTATTGGTAGAGACTCTATAGTCTCCCCAAAGAGGTAGATAAGGGTCACGCTTAAACACTCCAGGTTTTCCTGGTGTTTGAGCATCTTTCCTAAGATCGCTTTGAATTTGATCGTCTTGTGCTCTACCAATCGTATCTAGTACGATTGTTTCATAAGCCTTCTTGCGAACGACTTCTCGACAAAATTCAAAGATTTCATCGAAACTAGTTGGCACAAAAAGATCAGTGTTTTGTAGTTCTGGGATTCGTCGGAATGTCTCAGCACTTCTTTCAGTATCTATCCATACGGGATTAGGTGCTGCGGCTGCAAATCTTGTTTTACCCGCACCATAACGTCCATATAGAAGAAGCTTGATGTAATACTCAGTGTCCTTGATCTGTTGAACTCGGTCCAAAAGGCCCATCTTTTTCTCCATAGGTTAGGTATACTTCATGGACATAACATCTACCACGCGCACCAACATACTCACTTGTTCGATGATAGCCTTGTTCATCTATGATTTCTAACTCCAATGTGGAGTCATCATCATAGGTCAGTAAAACTGATTTCAAATTTCGGGTTGTCATCGGTGTGTTGACCGCTCTTTTGTGCGGACGATTGAAGTCTAACGTCACGTTCATTTGCTACCTTTGTCCTAAAGTGTAGGGATTTAACCTTTTCCACATTTATGCCACGCGTTTCCGCATGACATAGCTCGAAGAATTGGCAGTTGGGACAAGTAGGACTATAGTTCTTTAGAGCCGGTGTGTCAAGTATCCTGTCAATTTTATTTAGGATATTTTCCTTTATTACCGAAAGACCTACAGGTGTGTGACGATACCTATGCAAAGCAAACAAGCTACTAGGTGGTGGCTGTGTCTTTCCTTTGTGTAGATATGAGTTAAGGAAACTGACCTCTACATCAAAGATGTTCATTGATACTGCGTAGTGGCCTAGTTGATCGTCCAACATTACCGATTGGCTAGAGTGAGTTCTTACATTTGCTCCAGTCTTATGATCTCTGATCCTGATGTTACCTGCACTATCTCGATAAAGAAGATCAATGATTCCATGAAGAATAACTGTGTGTCCATGTGGAGTAACTACCTCTACATGAAACTCATGCTCTACTTCCAGAACAGTGATCCCTTTATCAATCTGTGGAGATTGGAATGTGAAGAAAACCAAGAGTCTAGGCCAGACCAATGAAACTAATTCGATGTTATTGAAGTCAGCACTAAGTAGGTCGAACTTAACTCTTGATTCCATCATTTTGATTAGGAAATCAGAGCCAGGCTTAGCCCCAGCTTTAACCGCCTGATAGTACACATGCATAAGCTCATGTGCATAATTTCCAAAATCAAAACGACGTCCAATCCTTAAGGTTCTTTGGATACCTTCCAAGTAAGAATACGCGTGCTCTTTTGGGCAATGATCGTATACTCTTAATTGACTAGGGCTGTAGGTATCACCCATTGTACCCTACTAGTTCAAGAAAACTGAAGAATAGCTTACTTGCTTCTTCTTCTATCTCTCTGCTATATCCGCCTGTTTCTCCAAGCAGGAAGCTGAATTCTGAGCCAAATTGATCTTGAACTTTGAGCAGGTACATTGTTTCAGTTCCATCATCCGTTGCCCTGGTAATAGATCCGAAATCAAATTCCTCAACCTTGCTTATTACTTGTAAGGGTGTGGAGTTCGTTGAGGACAACTTTAAACCATCTGGCGAGTTGCCATTCCGACCCTTCATCCAGTAGCCATTCCAATTGATGTATTGACCCGCTTTTCTTAAAATATTCTGAAATATCATCGGTTCTCATTTCGTCTAGGTTTAGTATTTTCGCTGTTGGGTTTCTTTTAATCGTGCGCACAATGGCGTCATTCATTTCGATTCGTAGGACTTCACTGATATCAAAGTCACTAGCCATCATTTTGCCTCTCCTTTCTTTGAGATATGGTATTCATAGTTGAAGGGTGTTCTGATCTTCAACACAGGGAGAACAATTGGAGTGAAGTTATCTTCATCTCCAAACCATTGTCCTCCACATTCTTCTACTCCGTAACAAGTGTGGGGTTCATCTTCTGGATGACCAATTGGAAGTCCACAAATGCAGGCTTCAATTTTCGCTCCACACATTACCTCCACAATGGGAGGTTCATACTTCTCCATCTGGCTCCTTTTCATAATCAAGTAGACGTGCGAATGTTTCTGCTTGAGCCATTGCATCACTCAAAGCATCGTGTGGCATTTCCGGCTTCGGTTCAAACCAATCAGGAAATGCTGATCTATCACAATCGAAAGGAAGTCCTAGCTTTCCACAAGCATAAGACTTCACATCAATTGTTCTATAACTAAATGGATTGGTTAACCCTGCGTTCTTGAAAAACAATTGAACGTAAGGATAGTCAAACGATGCCGGCCAACCTACAAACATAAGGGTGTTTTCTTCACCTTTGATATCCATGCACCAGTCATAAAAATCTTCTGCTGCATTGAGCAATTGAGTCTTGTATGGAATTACGTGAGAGGCAAGAGCATTGATTCTATGTCTTGCATCCGTTTGATCTGGATGAATCCACCAATCATATGTCTCAGGTTCCCACTCAATATCTTGGGTTTGAATGCCTCCCATAACTGAATGGAAGTAATCGTCATGTCCATCTTCATCTACCAACACTGCTCCCACACTAAGTAGGCTGTAGGTATTTGGTATCAGACTTGCGGTCTCTACGTCAACTGAAATGTAATGCGTTGTCATTGCTTGACTCCGTTTCTGTAGCAAATTGCTTCGGGGTATGCTTTCTTGACTTCTTCGAATGCTTTGTCAAACACTTTATCGAAGTAGTTCCCCAACTTGTAGTTAATGTCTGCTATTTCATCAGGAATAAAATCTTCGGTAGAGCCTTTGATTGAAACTGTTTCTGATCGAAGAACGTAGGAAAGCTCGAGATTATTCTTTCCCATTAGCCTTGCCTCCAAGGTACTAGTCCCGATATTTCGTACACTACTTTAGCCGCACATGCTTGGCTAAATTTCTGTCGATCAGATAAGCCATAAATGCTTGCAACTCCTGTAATTCCGCAACGCTCAATGAGAGTGTCTCGGTAGGAGGACTTAGGCGAAAGCCAAAGTGAAATGTATTCTTGCCAGTATCCATAACAACAGAATGTTCTGACGTCATTTCGACAGTTAGATTCCCTCCAGCCAAGGCTATTGAAAACTTCTGGCAATCCGACATATCTTCTGTACCAATCCATTTCATCGCAACCAGTTAGACGTTCAGGATTAAACTCCACTGGTGGCGGTGGTAAAGGAGTTTCCTGATATGCGTTCCCTATCCTTACTGCTGTGGTCAAATGAGTATTCTCTACAGGAGTGGAGAAATTCACTAATAATGCGACCGCAGCGAGCTTAAATATCAAGGGCGATTCGCTTTCAATCGTTCTAGCTCATCGTCTTTTTTCTCGATACCTTCTTCGATTTGATCTTTCCTTCTTAGACAGAATTGAAGTACTTCTCGTTGAGTAACTCCAGCCAAAGGAGAAATTGGCTCCACTTCATGGATACGATTATGCAGCTTACGGAATTCCTCCATAAGCTCCTTATCTCGTTGGATATCTCGCATTACTTCACCTATTTTATCATCCCAATAGGTGCGTTCTTGTGAAAGTGATCGTTCCATCATTTGGTATCCCCATTCTGTAGCAAATATTGAACTCTCCATTGTGAACGAGTCCAACCGTCAGTATCTTTGTAAAATTCAGGGTATTTGTACGAACCCTTTTCGATGTTTCCGTATCTATCCACGATTTGTGTACGGATAGTACCACATTGCGAACAACGCATTGTAAGATACCATCCACCACCTTTAGGGTTTTTATCTGCTTCAATTTCAACCCAATCGTGGTTAAATGGAGGTCTACAATCCCTGTAGGAAGCAGGAGTAAGTCGACCTTTCTTTACTTTGTTGACAGATTTTCTATCGCCTCTCATTTGGCAATCCTCAACATTGCTGCCCGAAGTTCGGCTATTTCCTCAAACCTCTCATAGAAGATATCAGGATCGGGAAATAGAATTCGTGTTGCCTTTTCCACTCGTGTAAAGACATCATCCGCTGAAAACTTAAGCGCCTTAGAAACTTTGATAGGCTTGATAGCCTCCAAATTTTCTGAACGCCTAGCTTGCATAGTTGCCAATCTCTTGGCAACTCTCGCAGCATTTTGCTCTGGTGTGAGATGTGCTGCGGATTTATGTGCGGTAACACCTTGCATCTTTTCGTGAGTGTATTTGCAACCTGGGTGGTCGCATTTGTACATTTATCTCATCCATTTCTCGTAGTAGACTCTAACTTGATCTACTGACAATTGATTGGTTAGAACTGCTTGCATTGCAGTCAATGACTTCATAACTGCAAAAAACAAATATCCGTGTTGTTGCTTAACCTCCTCTACATTTCTATGACTTGCGTTGATTAAGATTGAATACAGCTGCTTATCCGTCACCCAATCAGGTGAGGAATCAATCTGTGGCATATATGCAGTTAATGGAGAAATGACTACGTATTGCTCCATCTTTGCGAAGTGTTCATTGATACGCCCCAATCGGCCTACATTCCTTAGAAATGGAGATGAGATTGGGGTATAAGGTTCCTTGATATCATCCTCTGGAAAACCATTGACCAATTTATCAATGTCCGCATCAAGGATTTTGCCTACAGGGTATCTAGCTTTCAATTGAGCTAGCCTATTATCTGCAATCTTTACAGCAGCATTCCATGTAGGACCATCGACTCTTTGAAAGGTAGTTAAGGTATTCTTAACCCAATCATTGTGTTCAGGTGATCCTGGCTTAAAGGGTGAATCACTTGGCTTCAATTCCACATCCCATCTTTGCATAAACGGCTGATAGTATTCTTTGAGAATTTCATCTATCCTCTTTAGACTTAGTGTCTTTGGAGGATCAGCCATACTTTTCCAGTAACTCATTAAGTCTCCAGATAAACAAAAGCTGCTTCATCTTCACCTTCTGGATAGTAAGTACATCCTAGTACAATACAATCCTCTGCAAATACTTCAAGATCACCGTGATCCTTTTGTTGTTCTAGTAGGTCTTTGACTAGCTCGCTGATTCGCATCGTGCATTACCTCCAATATGTAAACGGTGATTGTTAGAACAGCTACTCCAATTACGAATGCAATAAGGTATGGCAAGCCAAAGAACCTTAGCATTTCCCATATCTGTCTCACTCAAATCTCGATTCTGTTAACAGGTTATCCACAAGCTGTGTTTTCGTGTGCTGATAACCTCAGCGTATGGCGCCCTATGCCCACCGACTACGTTGGGTAAGCTCTCAGGACCATACGCAGGGCAATCATGGCAATACAGAGGCACCTTCCGAAAGGCTTATTGTCCGACCTTCAATTACTTCTAAAGAAAGCAAGTGTTTATTGTATCTTTGCTCTGCATTTTGCAGGTATACAATTGCACGAGCTAATACATGAATGTCATCTCTTAACTGTCCAAGACCAGTATTGCATCTAACGCAAAGTAGACCACGGACGAAATCTGTCGCGTGGTCATGATCTATGCATGGAGTTTTCTTGAATGGTTGTTCACAAATACCACAAACCCAGAGTTGGTTTGTAAGGATAGTATCTACTGTATCCCTATCAATATCAAATCGCTTGAGAGTAGCATCTGGAATCTTAAAGAACTTGCGATTCTCTAAGAGTTGATAAAGCTCAACAGAATCCATTTGTTCCTTTAACTCCTAAGAGTTTATGTTACTATCCTACGTAGTAGGATGTACTTTGATGACTGTGATCTTTACAGAGTCACCGACTTTGAAAATGTCAGTATCTGACATTTGGAAATGCATCAAAGTAGAATGTCCCCATTCGTCTTTGTTGACGGTATCTTCAAGGGAAAGAACATTGCCTTCGATAGCTACGACTTTATAATCCATGTGAAGCAAAGAGGACTTGAACCTCTAATCCAATCGGGAGCTTGGAGTTTACCAGTTAGCTTATTGCTTCGACCACTTCGATCCCACCGTCCGTCAGATCAAAGAACTTTCTAGAGTAGGGAAGTAAAGGTCCACGAAACTTCCCTACTCTAGACTTTAGAACTAATCACTCCTCGTCAGGATCAGTTCCATCATCATCGCCGTTTTCATCATCTGCATCTTCTGTTGCAGGAGCATCGGCGGACTTTGTTCCAATGAGATTCCTTCCATCAGGAAGCTCAAAAGTGATTGTATCGCCAGGCTTTGACGTATCAATCTTTGCTGCACGCATTGCAGCAGTCAAATCGGCAACCCGATCATAAACCGGAACTGCTTCGATGACTTCCTTGAGGTTTGCATATTCTGCTCCCTCAATCTCCCAAGTGAAATAAGAAAGCTGTCGAGGACCACGCTTTCCTTTTGGTGCGCCACCACGACGACGAGGAGGTTCCATATCTTCCAAATCCTCATCACCGAACAATTCAGCCATTTCACGCAATGACTTAATCATTGCATAGACCTTCTTGCGCTGCTCCATCAAAGGCTCAACTTCTTCCTCTGAAATGAGTGGCTCAACCTTTGGTGCTTGCTCAACTTCAGTCTCAATTGACTTGCGAGCTTCCTTACCGAACTTCTTATCAAGTCCGCGAACCAAACCGTAGTAGAAACCGATTCGCGCACGATCGGTAACATCTTCAGCGGAAAGGTGCTCAACCAATTGAGCGAGGATCTTTCCCCAATTGGGTTCCGTATCCGCAATCAATTGCTTCAAGATTGAAGTGCGAATTGTTCCTGCACCACCATCACGCGAATCAAGCTTTTCGTCAATGACGTCAAGTGTTTCCTTGAGTTCGTCGTACTTCTCTTTCAGGTCCATTGCCATTATTAATTTATCCTTTGTTTGGGTTATGGGTGACTAGATAGTCTCCCGCTCAGGTGATAAGTGTCTCACGGATCGCTAACGGACGTCAAGCGATTGTTGCCTGGTAATCTGTTATGCCCCCGGGCCATAACGACTTCAGAAGAAATCGTCAATAGACGAGGTACTATGTTTTGTACTCTCACCAATTCCAGTCTTATTGTCATGTTTCTTATGACAACCTGCACAGCGCCATGCTAACTCGTTGATATCATTATTGGTGACATCTTTTGTCTCATGGTCTGCCTGCAAACTGTAATCTAGGACTCGGTTTTCTTCGGGCCATATTTCTTCAAAATGACGAGGCGCGTCCTTTGGTGGGAATTTGCTAGTCTTTCCACAATCAACACATACGAACGGAACGTAATTATTGTAAAGCTCCTTCCTGGCCTTTCTGCGTCCCGTAGAGCGCCAATCAACGATTCGTGATTCATCTCTCACTTCTTATCCTTTTTGAAAATAAGAGCAAGAGCTTGTTGATGTGTAAGACCCTGATTCATTAGTTTCCTAATTTCTCGAGCCGTATTTGACTTCGCCTTTTTCATTTGAGTGGCTCCGCTAATTTGTGTGGATGCTGCGTAACGAAATACGAGTACTCACGATCATATTGTAGATGAGCTTCTCGACAAATCTTTTTTGCTTTCTCCTCTCCATCAAATTTGTACTCGAAATTGAGTATCTCTCCATCTTGTCCTGTAGCGAGATAAACGTGATCGTTGTCTCGATCCCACAGTTCAATTACATACGGCTTTTCTTTCTTCATGTTGGTATCTCCATTTTGTTTTTGATGTACGTTGGTTTCCATCTAGCTTCAAATATCTTTTTGAATCTAGGGCTGTAGTCTTTAGTAGGCCAAAACCCATAAAGATGACACATTTTCGGTGCAGCACAACTTCCTTCGGAGCTATGCCCATGTATAATGGTCGGTGAATTATTGCCAAGCCACGGCTCAGCATCGGAAACAAAAAACTGCCTAAAGCTCAACACTTCAGATTTAGTCGGAATCTCCAACCCTACAGGCATTAAATATTCCATCCAGAATACATGCCTGTAGGGTTGAAGGTAATCTTTACGATCTAATTCCTCACGCGCAGAGTCTAGGTCAATCTTAGTTTGTAGTAAGAATTGATTCAAAGAATCCATGATAATGCGACCGAAATCAGACCTTTCCCTTTAGGTACTGTTTCCAATCATGCCTTACTGCTTCGCTATTGGTAATAGTGTTGAATGAAGCAGTCTTTTCATCATTGAGGATATTGATGAAGGTATCTACAGAACTCTCATTTTCGAGGAAGTAGAACGCACCTTTATCATTGGTTCCCGGTCGAACAATACGTCGATAGCATTGCTCATTTCGAGCGGGAGAGTACCACTTATCAAGCATGATACCATATCTCGCTCCACCAGGCCACTTATCTTTATCCTTATGAAGATTCAAGCCCTCGCCTACAGCACTATTCATTAGCAGGACTTTCAATTCACCTTGCTGGAACTTCTTTTCAAGTTGACCAGTTTCCCAGGTGTTATCTCCTGTCAATGTTCTAGCTGTATAACCAGCTTCATGAAGTCGACGCTGCATTTCAATGAGTGGTTCATTGAATGTACTGAATAGCACGACTTGTTCGTGATCTTCAAGTTCATTGATGATATCAAAGGCTTCATCAATCTTGGAAGATTCAGTAATGTTCAAGGTGTTCTCACCAATTACATTACCCTCCTCATCCTTGATCTTGAATACAATGTTATCAGGCCACACATTGATCTGTCGGAGACGAATCAATTGAGCAAGAATAGCTGTTGCAGTCAATGGCTCATCTTCATGTTCATCCAACCAAATGTAGAAGAACTTCAGCATTTGATCGTATGCCTCACGTTGTTTTGGCAACATCTTCAATACTGTAGTAATCTTCTGAATGTCAGGCAATTCCATTCCAACTTCTTCGCATGTACGTCGGAACATTTGTCCACGAAGCAATTGAAGCAAAGTAGTTGATGCTCTTGCAGTTCCATCTGTATATGATTTGAATACATTGAACTGCCGAATGAATTGACGAAGATTGGGAAACCTTACGGGATCGAAGATATGTAGATAGCTCCACATTTCTTCTGGCCTATTCACCATCGGAGTACCAGTCAAATAGATTGAGAACTTCATGTTCTGACTCAATCTATTTACTGCTTTCCAAATGTTAGTAGGTCCACCAGGATTTGCCCCACCTTTCAATTTGTGAGCCTCATCAATGATTAGATAATCGAATTCAGTTTCGAAAATCTTAGGTGTTGAGGTAACAAATTCATAGTTGCAAACCATGATGTTGAATCCCATGCCCATGAAGTCGAGCAGCATTTCACGCTCTTTCTTACCAGTCATTACCGCAGAGGTAACAATCTTAGCCTCAGGCCACCATCTCTTAATTTCAGCCGGAGTTGAAAGAGTCAATGAATCCTTTGTTAGCCAAAGGAATTTCGCATCAGGATTCAATTCCTGTAGGACAATCATTGTGAGGATTGCCTCGAAGGTTTTACCCATCGACATATCATTGGCATTGATTACTCCCGATCGCTTATCCTTGATTGCTTTCAGAGTAACTGCCAAATCCTCTTTCTGATATTGCCTGCACTTACTCCAGGCTTCATAGCCCTTTAGCATTGTGTCAAGCTCAATGGAATATTCTTCCATTTCATTAGCTTCAGCTCGTAATCTCTCGAGCCTTTCCTTTTCAGCATCTTCTTTCCTCTGTTCTCTTTCGAGTTCATAGATTGAAGTGCGAAGCTTTTGAGTTTCGCCAGCAATGACGACTTTCTTTTCTTTCAATGCATTGAGCATCTTGAAAAGCTTTGTTTCTTCGTCTTGAATGTGGTTTAGTTCATCCAGCTTCTTCTTAATTGCTTCCTGAGCAATTGCCAAAGGAGTTGGCTGACTGAACAGTTCATTAATGTTGAGTTCCATTACTTCCTCATCTTCCTAATGCAAAATGGAAGGGCAATTGCCCAGAACAGTAGGACCAATCCAATGTCATTCGTCATCTTCTTTGTCCTTTGAAATATCAACGAGCTTTACTTCATGCCCATTGATTTTCTCATCTCCATTTGGCTGGAGCTTACGGATAGCATCTGGAAGATCCATGTAATGCTTCATTGTTATTCCCAGTAATTTAGCGACCGGAAATGGGTTAATCCATTCGTTCCCATCTACCATGAAAATGAATGTCTTAATTCCCGATGACACCGAATGATCGGAGTAATTTCCTTTCTTCGGAGGAATGACCGGAGGAGATTTGTAGATATCATCCGGTGCGAAGAATTCCATGAACTGAATGTATGTCTCATAGGTTTTCTTCAGCTTGATATAGAGGAGATTAATCTGCCTCTTACTCAATGTTGTCACATTGCCAGAACGCATTGACATACTGCGAATTGAAGAACTCATCATCGCAGTAACATCAGTCATCAAGGGGAGGAGATTAACTAAAACCTCAGCATCTTGTTCGGCAATGAGTGCGGAAATGATTTCATAGATTTCCTCGGCCTTAGCTTTAGCATCTACATTCTTAACCGCATTCTCTTTGAACATTCTTTCATGTTCAGCAAGTGTTCCACGAGCGTCCAATTGCTTAGCCAATTCTCTTGACTTAGCAATCACACGATCAATGAATTTCTTTGGATTGTCCATCATATCTGATGAATCAACTTCCAAGTCCGCTAGGACTTGATTGAACTGTTCTTTCTGGTTTGCCATTTCGTTAGCATCCTTCTTTGTTGAGGTATTGCATTACTTGGACTGAACTGATGAGGTTTTCATTTTCCTTAACCGCATCATATATTTGACCCATGACCTGTAGGAATTCTTTCTTATTCTCTACAGTTTGTTGGCCCTGGAAATGTTGGGGATTCCAACGTGTCCGGTTATTCATGATTAAAAAGAGTTTCATCTATGTCCTTTCCGACTAGATCGTAGTGTTCATCACAAAGATGGAGTCTTTCACCCCAATAAATTTCGTGATGTGTTGCTTGATTTGGACATGCCACCCATTCACAATCCAATTTCCCATTCCTTTTTCAATGAGAAGATTGGAGTCTCGGCAATTCGACCAAGAGTATAAACTCTTGCTTGAAATGGAGAAAGCAGAAGAATCCTACGGGCACGCTTGTAGTAATTCCACACTTGCTTTCTTGCAAATTCCTCAGTGCCTTGAGTAAACCAGAAGTTTGTTACATTGAACTCTGGCTCCAATTTCCTTTGATGAATTGGTCGGCTATTAATCTTGTTCATTGATTTCCTTTCGGGGAAAGTTGACTGTTCTTGGATTCTTTCGAGTATAGATACCCGAGAATGTTTCAGCACCGCAATCACAACAGATTTCCATATCCGCTCCGAGTACGATGATTGCTTTCCGATCGTTCTCTTTATCCCAACACTCATTACATTGAGCTTGTGTCCAACTCATTTGATACCTGCTTTCTTGAATAGTTCTTCGAATGTTGTTAGGAACTGAATCGTTCCTTTCATTTCTGCCCACTGAGAAACATCACTTGCCATAATACTACAGAAAGCTAAGCCGTTCTGCATTTCATAGAGCAAAGGCAACATATCTACAGGGTCAACTACTTTCTTGATAGCTTCACATACCTCAATTGGATTAGGAAGTGTAGCTATATATGCAGCGATATGAGTCCATTCATATCTATAAGCATCTTCTGGCATGACACGTTCACGCACAAAGGATACTAATGGATAGCTAATTCGCTCACCATTAATCCGAGGAATCATATCAGAACTCTTGAATTGAATGTGACCCTTACTGTTTATCACATCGTAATCTTTGAGTTTCTTATATGCTTTGAATGTGCCACTCATTGAGAATCCATGTGATTTCTCGAGCAATTTACCTACATGAGAAGCTCGCATTCCGGGATTCTTAATTAAGGTAGACACTATCACAACCTGGGTGGACGTTACAAGTTTAATGCCATAGCGGTTTTCTAAGGCATAACGAATACCCTTTATATCATCGGCGTCCACGGTTCCTCTTTCTATTAAGCTTCAATTGCTTATAGCGGATTTCTTTACGCCGCTTTCTGGCTTCATATCGAGACTCAAAGAACTCTTTGTTAATTGGCTCGATATCGTAATGATAGGCGTGATATGTCTGATAGAGATTATCTAGCAGTTGGTCACACCTATCATTCCAATCTTCGTCATGGATGTTAATCATTTCTTTAGAATCTCCTTACATTGATTCCAAGTAGTCCAAGGTTGTTTGAAATAGAAGTACAGCTTAATCCACATGATGGATCAGGTACTTTCCATTATGTCTTTTGTCATTGTGTTCTTTTGCGACCTTAAATGGATCGGCAGAACCCGCCCCGAATTTATCCATATAACCACATGGACAAATTACTTTGACGTCGCCAAATCTCCCATCTTTGCGCACGACAATCTCTTTGGTTATATCCATCCCTTTCTCCTTGCAAATTCAATTGAGCAAATTCGTGATCCATCCAAAGATGTATGCCGTCCAGCAGCATTGATGAATTCAAACCAATAGTTATTCCATTCTTCCATTGGTGTAGATGAATCTTGTCCAGCCATTGTATCTGGCTGAGCATGATTATCAATTACTCCGATACAACCCACTTCCATATCGTAGTAATTGAATGCTTTCATTCCCTCTGTCATCTCTTTCTTATCCGCAGAGATGATTACTCGATTTCCGTATTCATCTTTCATCAGAAGTCTACTTTCTCGCAAGTCCAGATGATTGTGTAGGAATTGTAGATCAATTCCGCATCGCCGCCCATATCAAAGCAACGATTCACAATATCACCTGTAGGCTCCATGATTACATTGATCTGATCGCCAGGTCGCGCATCAAATTGGTGGTTGTAATTCTCAGGCACAGTAATTACCTGTGCAGGTCGGTCATTTTCAATGAGCATGTGTGTATACATCATTGTGTTTCTCCTTTGTTAAGAACTAATTGCATGAGAATTGATGTTTGCACATGGCATCTATCTTCTTCTCGTGTTTCTTCATGATGAATCTCAAAAGATTCACCAATCCAACTACAAATACACATTTCCATGTTGTTTCAGTCTTTCCATTCGTTGGGATTGATTGCTTGTAATTGCGACCAGATGTAGTCGCGAGCTACGACGAGCTTATTGATATTCATTCTTTCTACACCCTTAAGGTGTTCACGCATTGCTTCCTCAGGCAAAAGCCTATTCAATGCATACAACGCATCTGCTAATTGCTTCTCATCCATTTCGTTTCTCCTTTGTTGTAAATGGA